ATGACACCGAACCGATGGAAAGAACCGCTCACCGGCTGGCGCGCATGGCTGAAGTCCGGCGCCGTCAGCAATCAGACCCTCGTCCTGCGTATGTACCAGCTCCGACGTTTCGCCGGTGACCACGCACAGCGATCTCCGTACAGCCTCACGCCCGACGACCTCGGCGCGTGGCTCGCTGCGCAGGAATGGGGCGCTGAGTCGCTTCGCTCCTACCGCGCCGCGCTGCGCAGCTTCTACGGATGGGCGCACGCCGCCGGGCACACCGACACCGACCCGGCGCGGCTCCTCCGGAAGATCAAGCCCGGCGCAGCTCGACCGCGGCCCGCTCCGGAGATCGCGATCGACCAAGCACTCGCCGAAGCCGACGAACGCACATGGCTGCTGCTCATGCTCGGCAGCCGCGAGGGACTGCGCCGCGGCGAGATGGCTCGCATCCATTCCGATGACGTCGTGCGAGACGGTACCGGCTGGTCACTCATCGTGCACGGCAAGGGTGGCAAGGACCGAATGGTCCCGCTTCTGCCGACCGTCGCCACCGCGCTCCGGGCACGGCCGCGTGGTTGGACCTTCCCGAACGGAAAGGGCGGTCCGATCACCTCGGCGCATGCCGGCGTGCTCATCCGGCGCGTGCTGCACGGCGCGACCGCGCACCAGCTGCGGCACCGATTCGCCTCGACGGCCTACCAGGCGACGACCGATATTCGCGCTGTGCAGGAACTCCTCGGTCACGCGTCGGTGGCCACGACCCAGCGATACACCGCCGTGGCGGACGGTGCTCTCCGGCGGGTCATGCAGACAGCCGCGTGATTCGTGCGATCGGCAGCGAATGCGCGCATACTGCGCAACACGTACGAACGACACGAGAGGAGCGGTCGATGCACACCTACGATCATGAGCCGCCAATTATCGCCGGCACACCGACATGCGAAACGTGCGGTGCGACGAGGATGCGTGCCGGGGTCGACGGCTTCACGGAATGCCTCGGCTGCGGCAGCCGCTACGCGGCGGCCGACTTCGTTCACGAATGGCAGCTATCGACACCCGACCCCGCAGATCACGGCAGCCTCGCCGACGCGCCAATTGCCCCACCCGCGCCCACAAGTGCCGATCTCAATGACGGCGACGAGGGTGCAAAAAACCGAAGGCGGATCGCCGGCGCTTTTGCGATTCTCGCCGTCGCCGTTGTCGCCGCCTTCATTTACGGAGCTGTAGGAAACAGTCACGACGACAGCGAGACCTCGGCGACGGCCGCGGGGGCATCGTCAGCCCCGGGCAGCTACACGCCAATAGCTACTAAGGTTTTCCGCGGTAGCGGAGACGACGTGATCGATATCGGCGAGTTCACGAGCGCGGCTATTCTGACATTCCGCTGCGGTGCGTGCTCCGGCAACACCGTCGTGCAAACAGACGGTCGCGAAAGTCTTCTGGTCAACACAATTGGTTCCTACTCCGGGTCGCACTTCATCAACATCCGCGACAACAGTATGACCACCAAGATCACCGTGACCGCGACGAGCGCTTGGGATATGTCTATCTCGGATATCACCACGGCACCGCGCGCGGCCAACGGAAACGGCGATGCCGCAATCCTCATCAATCAACCCGGCTCGAAGGCACAGATAACTAATCGCGGTGGCGGCAATTTCGTGGTGCAGGTCTACAGTCTGTCCGGGCACACGGACCTTGCAGTCAACGAGATTGGCTCCTATCAGGGAACCGTGCCGGTCGATGCGCCCGCTTTCATTCAGGTCGAGTCGGAAGGCGCATGGAGCATCGCACTCGGATGACCTGTCAGCCCAGCATCGGGCCGACCTGTGTGGTGGACGCGAATGCCGCCCCGTCTCCACGAGGGAGGCGGGGCGGCATTCTGGGCGCGGCAGCGGCAACTGCTTAGCGTCTCCTGGTAGGGCGTCTAAACGCGGGGCGGCTCGTGCCACTGGCCGGGCTCGTCACCTTGGCTGCGGCTGGTGGCCCAGTAGGCGTGGTCTCCGTCGAGAAGGACCTGGAGGTTCACCGCCGCGTTCTCGGTCGGGGGCTCGCCCCAGACGCGGACGATCACCGCCGGGTAGACCTGACCGGGACGCAGCGCGTTGTGATTCGGCAGCAGCGCGGTGGCCGCCGTGCTCGCGGGCATCGTATCAATCCTGCGCTGGCGGTCGTTGATCGCGGCGACGTCGCCCTCGGTGAGCATGTACAGGACGGTGCGTCCGAGGCTTGGAACCATGGTGTTCTCCTTGCTGACGGGGTGATGGTGTCGGGGCAGCCGTGGAAATATGCCGGGAAATATGCCGGCGCTACGGGGTCTTCGTGGGGCGGTTGGCGACGGCGAGTCCGTGGCCGCCGATGCCGGCGAGACCGAGGATCCAGATGACGATGTCCTTGACGGTGGCCAGGTCGGCGGCGCCGACCGCGACGAGCACGGCCAGCACGGCGAGAGTGAGGACAACCAGGAGCAGCGCGACCACGTAGACGATGGTGCGCGCCCGGTCGGGCAGGTTCAGGTTCATGCTTTGGTTCCCTTCTTGAGAGCGGCCACATCGGCCTTGAGTACCGCGAGGTCGCGGAGAGCGGACGACAGGAAGTTGAGAGTGCCGGCGAGCGCGGCTGTGCCGTCGGGGTAGGTGACGGTGGCCCGCTTCCGGGCTTCGGTTTTCGAGACTCCTTGCGCGATCAGGTTTGTCATTTCGTTGGCGTCCACGAATGTCACTTTGGCCATCAGGTCCTCCAGGAAGTCGGTGCCGGTTGGGGCGGGGCGGTGCGCTGCGATGCGGTTGCGCAGCTTGTTCATGTCGAGGTTCGGATCGACCTTGCGACCTTGCGGCACCGCGGCTTCTTTGTGGCCGCGCCACCGGATGCTGTAGTGGTCGCCGAGCGCCCGGCAGCCGGTGACCAGTGAGGCGTACTGCACCGCCGGCCACGGTGTGGAGCCGCCCGGGTTCTCGCACTCGACACCGATCGCCCGCGGGTTCGCAAAGTCCGGGTCATCGGTCGGGCCGGCGTGGTTGCAGTAGCCGGCGGCGATCACATACCAGACGCCGGACCGTCCGAGACCGAGCTGCGCGAGCGGGCCCTGTAGATCCGAGCGGCCGCCGCGCACCACATGCAGTGACGGGTAGTCGCCGGCGGCCGCGGCGGCCGTGCCGGTGTGGTGCACTAGGCCGCCGAACGGGCCGTTGATGCCCCAGCCGTTCACGCCGCGGGTCTTCCACCCGGGCATCTCCCGGACCGGCAGCCCGGCGCCGCGCAGCACGTCCGCGAGATCAGTGAGCATCGGCACGTCACCCCTTGCCGTTCTCGATGTGTCGGTCGAGGCGTTCCGCGAGGGTTTGCACCCGGTCGGATGATGCCGCCGCGATCGCGGACGCTTTCGCTGCCTCGGTCTCCGCCCGCGCCGCTGACCGTTCGGTGCGGGTGATGGCGTCGCGCATCGACTGGCCGCCGTTCGGCAGCACCTGGTGCTGGATCGTGGCGATGGTCGTGTTCTGCGCGGCCATCTGATCCATCAGGCCGGGCCGGCCCGGCTCGCCCTCCACAGCGCGCAGCACCCGCCCGGCGCGGTGGATCGGCCTCCAGAACAGCGTCACGACGGCCGCGAGTGCGAGAACGACGCCGAGCAGTGTGGAAAGCGGGTCGAGCCAATCCATCAGACCTCCAGGTATGCGTGAGCCCCGCACGACGGCGGGGCTGCGATCGGTGACGGGCCGGCGGGGGACGGTCAGGCGGGTGTGCCCAGCACCGCGGTGAGCGCATACAGGATGTGCGCGTCCGTCACCGCCGCCGGGTTCACCCCGGGCCGCGGTGTCGGGCTGTAGGTGGCCTGCGCGTACTCGTACACGGATGCGATCGTGTCACCCGTGTCCGTCGCAGCGGCGGCGGCGAGCCGGATCCGCACCGACTCCACCTGCTGCTGCCCGTAGCCCAACGTCGCGCCCAACGCGACCATGCGGGCCAGCAGATCCGAGTCGGAGGAAGCGGCGATTATCGACGCCGAGGTAGGAGTGGACATGAGAATGTTCCTTTCGGTGATGTGACTCTTACTCGATGACGGGGGAGCCCGGGTAGGTCGTCGGCCACGGCTGCACGGTTTGCACGACGGCCGCGAAGTTGTGGGTTCCGGTGCCGACCGCAATTCCGCCGAACTTGACGCTCCCTCCGATCCTCGAATCGAACGTCGCGTCGTTTGCGGTGAACGCGGTGGTGTAGTTATACCCGGTGCCCTTCAGCAATCCGCCGACGTTGAAACTGGCGCCGTTAACAGCTTGGAATCCGGTCGGGACGTTCATGAACGTTGTGCCGTAGGGCACCGTCCCCGTGGCGCTTCCGTTGATATACACCAAGCCGTTGATTCGCTGAACGGTGGCGGTGCCGCCGATGGAGCTGACGATGTAAGTTTCGTCAAGCCATCTCGGGCGAGTGTCCCCAACGGTGACGATCCACCCAGACGCCGTCTTGACCCACACCTGCGCGCCCTGGTCCCCGGTTGTGGAGTGGAACTCCGCGCCCTGCGTTGCTGCTGCGACCCACGCCGCCCCGGCCGCGTCGAGCGTCCCTGTGATGTCCGGGCGTCCCTGCCCCCAGTACTGCCGGCGAGACACCGTCTCCCCGTGGAGCACGGGGATCATCGGGCACCTACTAGGCGGGCACCCCGGGGTAGGGCGCCGGCGGGAAGTCGATCAGCTGCGGCAGCACGAGGACGTTCATCTCCGCGATGTCGAGTGTGCCGGTGGTGCCCGTCGTCCCGTCGTTCCGGAAGAACAAGGTGCCGGCGGGTGACCCGTTGCGGTAGTACTGCATCGGCGCGCCGTAGAAGTTCGTTCCCCACGCTCGCCAATGGGCGTTGAGGGCCGTCGTAGCGAGCGACGCCGACGAGCTGGCGTTGGAGAACCTCCAGGCGAGAAACGGGCCGATGCGACGGACCAGGATCTTCCCGCCCGTCACGACACTGAACAAGCCCGTGATGTCCCGCCAGCCCGTGTCCGGCATCCCGGCGTGTAACACCGGGATCATGACGCGGTCCTGGTGGCGTGCTCATCGAGCCCACCGGCCCAGACGAGCGGGGGGGGGGGGGAATGTCAGCATCATGCCGCCTTCCATGTGAGAGACCCGGGGTGTTTCAGGCGATCGCATACCGGTCACCGCCGTGCACGAGAGCGCCGGCCGCGGGCATCGGCAGCGCCGGGGCGTCGGTCATGGCCTGAATGCTGGTGCCGGCCAGGACGTCGAACAGGGTCCAGGTGACACCGTCCGTGGACTGGATGATCGAGACGCCGTCCGTGGCTAGGAAGCGTGCCCCGCCGGTCCACCACACGACGCGTTTCATGTTCGCGGTGCCGAGCGGGTTGACCCGCGCCGTCCACGTCGTCGCCGTGGAGTTGGAGGTGGTGATGCCGCCGCCGTCGCCGACGACGCAGAACATGTTCTGCGTCGGCGAGTGGGCCGCCGACCGGGCGGGGCCGGGCAGGTTCGAGGTTCGGGCCGTCCAGCCCGACCCGTTCGTCGAAGTGGAGATCCGGCCGGCGTTGCCGGCGATCACCGCCAGCGCCGCCACCGTCGAGACGGCGATACAGATGATGTGCTCAGATCCGAGCGCGTTGTTCGTGAAGTTCCACGGTGACAGCCCGGTGGTCGAGTAAGACAGTGTGCCGGTGGTGTTACCGCCCAGGAACATGCCGAGCTTCGCCGACCAGCGGACCGCCCCGGTGTACAGGTTGTAGGCGTTGATGCGCTGCGACGCCCACGTGACACCATCGGTGGACACCGCCCCGTAGCCCATGTAGCCGGCGGCGACGAACCGGCCGCGCACAGGCGACCAGTCGATCGTGTTGAAGCCCTGCCCGGTCAGCGGGGTGGTGTGCTCCGTCCAGTGGATCCGGTCCGGGGACGTGTAAGTGTTACCGTTCGCGCCGGCCGCGCACAGCAAGCCCAGCGACGGCGCCCAGCACATGTCGGATATGTTGCCGACGATCCCCGTCGAAGCGTCGATCGCCGCCTCGACGTCGGCGATCGTGATGAACTTGCTCGACGAGCCAATCGCCACGGCCAGATTCGGCGTGGACTTCGGGATGATCTCGAAGCGGGTCGCCGGCAGCGCCCCGGTGATCTCCGCGCCGATGAACGCCCGCACGGTCTGCGTCGCCGCCCCGACCTCCCCGCCGCCCAGGAACAGCCGGCTCACAGCAGCGTCCAAGCCCCGGACGCCCGCAGGTGGAACGTGACCGTCCCCGAGGCGGGCTGAATCCACACCGTGCCGTCATCCACTGCGCCCGGGTCGGTCGCGCTGATGATCGTCGGATGGCCCGAGCCGTCGCCGAACGAGACGAGCTGGTCACCGAGGTAGAGGCTGATCATGACTGCACCAGGTATGCCATCGCCGGGTCCTTCGTGGCGAGCGCGTCAAACTCGGCCTTGGTTCCCACCCACACGTTGGTGAGCGTCACCGACCCTGCGGGCTGCAGCGCAGTGTCCGCCAGCTCGCCCTGCGCCGCGGTTGCATACGTTCCGGCCGGGGCCCCGCCGAGGTCCTCGTAGGTGAGCGCCACATTCCCGTCGACGTCCGGCAGCTTCCCCGCCACCGACGACACGGTGCCGGTTCCGTCCACGCCGCCCTCAGCGAGCACCGCCCAATGCGCCGTGTCCGCATCGGGGGTGGTTGCGGTCGCCGTGCGGTCCAGAATGCACAGGTACGTGGAGCGGCCGTTCTTCACGAAATCCATGGCCTGATACATCGCCGACGACGACCAGGTGCCTTTCCGCACGAGCCCGACCGGGCCGGGCATGAGCGGCCGCCACGCTGATGTGGCCGTGTCGAAGTACTTTGCGACCGCCATGTCCTATGCCGCCTTCCAGGTGAGCGATCCGGACAGCACCGCGCCGGCGGCGGGCGGCCCCAGGATCAGCAGCTGCGTCGTGGAGGCGTACGCGGCCCACCATTCGCCGACCGAATCCACCAGCCAGCCGTGGCCTTGCGGGAAGGCGGGGGTGAACCCGGCCGGGATCGTCGCCACATGCTCCACCGTGGAGGCTTTCGTCAGCCCGGAGATCGCGCACACGACACGGGTGCCGACCTTCTCGAGGGTGATCGTGCCGGCGGACGCCCCGGTGGTGAGCGCGGCGGTGGCGGTGGTGGCGCCGGCGCCGGCCGCGCCCGGCTTCCACGAGGATGTGGCCGCGTCGTACACGAGCGCGTCCTTATCGACCGCGCCCGTCGTGGCGACGTCGGTCAGGTCGTCCAGCGCCATCGGTGTCGCCGCCCCCGGGTCGGAGGTGTCCACCCAGATCCGGTCCGTCTCGGCCGGGGCCGCGCCACCGACGTGCGTGCCGGTCGCACCCACATCGCCGCGCGGGATCGTGAGCTTCGGCTTCGACGCCAGTGGCGTGCCGGTCTCCTCCAGCGTCACGTCCGTGCCCGGGGCGCCAGTCACTACCGGCTGCCACTCGATCGTGGCCGCCGTTCCTGGGATGCCCTGAGGGATCCCCAAGCTCAGTTTCTGATTCGGGGCGTCTCCGTCGATCGCCGCTGTCGCGGGGTCTTCCGGGTCCAGTGTGGTCACCTGGTCGATCGTGAGCGTGTTCGCCGGGCCGCGGCGGCCCTCACCGAACGCCGCCTCCACCTGGTAGGTGACGCCGCCCATCTCGACGGTGAGCTGATACACGTTCGCGTTGAGCGTGGCCTCCGTGCTCATCGCGTGTATCCCTGCAGCCAGCGGGTCTCGCCGCGCACCCACGTGCGGGGCACCCCGGCGCCATCCACGGCCTCCAGGTCGTAGCCGCCATCGGAGTGCATCAGGCCCATGCGCGCCTTGTCCATCAGGGACCAGGCGATCACCCCGGTGGCGGCGCCGGAGACGTCCACATCCAGATCGATGTGCTCGTCGGATCCGGTCGCCGGCCGCCACTGGCAGCGCCACCCGGACCAGCCATCCGTCAGATCGACCGGCACGCCGGCGGCGTCCTTGATCGTGACCGTCCCGCCCGGCCAGCCGTCGTCGTCGTACAAAGTCACTGGCGGCAGCTGCGCCGGCTCGTTCACACCGCTCATCGAACGGTCACCACCCCTCCTGTGTCGGCGATCGCCTGCACCATGTAGTCGTTGGTGGGCCCGGCGTAGACGTCGGTCCACGTGTAGCCGGTGAGGCCGGTGACATCGACTGAGACGATGCGCACCCCGTCGCGGAAGATGTCCAGCCGCACCGGCGGCGGGTTCTCCAGATCGGAGCCCTGGAACGTGACCTGCATCTGCACGGCGGCGTCCGCCTCCAGCGGGGTCAGCCGCACATACGGGGGACGGGGGAACGCCAGCTGCATCCCCACCCGGAGCGTGGCCCACTCGGACCACAGCTTGCCGCCGGCCGTGGTTTGCCTGCGCACCTGGATGTGCTCGAACCCGGAGTCGTGAACACCGTTCGTTCCGGACACCCGCCAGTAGGCACCGTCCGGGGTGAACGTGAGGTCGTCTTCGATGATGCGGGTCTCGTCGGGGGCGCCGGCGTTGTCGGTGACCCGGCGGCCGTCGAACGCGGTCGCGTCCGCACCCATGTCGAGGGTGGCGATGTTCGCCGCCACCACCGTGTCGTTCACCGCTGGGGCGATGAACGTCGGCGGCGCCGGCGCCTCCCGCAGCCAGAAGAACGAAGACGGCGACCACTCCGACAGGTTGGAGAACGAGTCGGTGGATCGGGCCTGCACCTCGATCTGCGCCGGGGCGGTGAACCCGGCCGTGGGCACCGTCCAGTCGCCCGGCCCAACCCGCGCCGCATCGACCTCGGTCCAGGTTCCGGTGCCGGCCGGGGCGTAGCGCACATCGACCTGCTGCATGTCGTTGCCCGGCCCGTAGTTCGACTCGATCGAAACGACCAGCGGCGCCGCGGCCGACACATCCGACCCGGAGACGGGGGCGGCGATCGACGGCGGGGTCAGCATGCCCGGCCGCTGCAGCACGAAATTGTCCAGCGCCGAGGCGTACGACCCGGAGTCCGAGCCGCCCAAGCCGATGCCGTGCTTCGTGGCCTCCGAGTTGAAGCCATCGGTGACAGTGCGGGCCACGTCCAGCCCGTTCGGCTGATAAATCTGAATCGTGGCGTCCGACGTCGCCACCCGCAGGATCTTGAACGCCGACACCGCCACGTTCGTCACGCCCGACACCACACCCGCGACGGACTTCTCCAGCATCAGATAGCGGTAGGAGCTGGTGCCCGAATACAGGTCCCGGGTCACCGACTGCGTGTAGGTGAACTCGACCATATGATCGAGGCCGTTCCACACGTGATCAACCCGGCGGGTCGGGATGCCGTGCTGGTAGTCGAAATACTCCGTCCAGTCCGGCAGCCTGATCGAGCCGCCCTCGGAGCGGGTGCGGTTGCCCCAGCCGGTGCCATACCAATCCCCGTAGTACGAGTACGACTGGCTGTAGGCACGCTGCCGCAGCCTCCACCAGTTCGCCGTGTCCGACACCCGGAAATACAGTGCGTCCCCGCCGGCGAACCCGGTGTAGGCGTTGGCCTGCACATCGACGTCGCCGACACCGGCCTCCATCACCAGCATCGGATTGCTCGACACCGCCGCCGTCGTCTTCGCAGCCCCCGACGTGCGGGCCCACGCCCCGGCCAGCGCCGACCATGTCGCCCCGGTGGCGCCAACCGCCGAGCCGTTCAGATCCCCGGCGCCGGCGAAATCATCCGTGAACCGCAGCGTCGTCGTCATATGCGTGCCACCACCACAAGCTCACCCTCCACGGGCAGCACGATCACCGTCTGCCCGGCCGCGAGGGAGATCGTCGGCGACCCGGGCAGCCGGGCCGGCACCGCTTTCGTCGCGGCCGGGGTGAGCACCGTCAACGGGCTGACGGTTGCGACAGTTGCGCGCATCACACGACCTCCCACTCCATGGAGAACGGGCCCGTATCGGGCATCGACCAGGAGCGGCCGCGCACCCGGCTCACACCGCCGGCGTCGATCCACTCGGCGATGTCGTCATGCCACAGCGCCAGGAAATCGCCGATCTTCGCCTTGATCACCGTGGTGCCGCGCATCTGCTTCAACGCCAGCTCGTCGCCGTGCAGCACCAAAGAGGCGTAATCCCAGGCGTCCAGGGCGACCGGCGGGGCCGGCACCACACCCAGGTACAGCTGCGACGACGGGCCCACATCCAGGTTGTCCTTGATGTACAGGGTGGAGCCGGCGACCGGCGGGCCGTAGAGGCCCCGCGAGTAGAAGAACCACCGGTTCGGGGCGCCCCACACATCCGTCGAGGTTGCATATTCCGGCTCGACGATGCCCTGCGCCGTGTCGCCCATCGTGAACGTCCACTCGATCTCCCGGGCCGTCACATCGGCCAGCTTCCGAGAGCGCAGCCGGCCGTCCCAATCCGCCCACAGCGGCTCGTGCGCGATCATGCCCAGCAGCTCGTTGGCCACTTTCAACCACGACGCGGGCTGATCCCCGGAGGCGCCCCGGATCGGGAACAGCGGCCACGACCTCGCGGCCGGCAGCGTCGCCGCCGCCGAATCCGCGTCGATCAACACCGGGGCGCCCACCCCAGAAGCAGCGATCACCGCGTTCACCGCATCGACGATCTTCGTTCCGGCCGGGATCGTGTAGGCGTCACCCACCAGGCGCTGCAGCAGCGACAGCACATCCTTACCCGCCGCGTCGAACGTCACCAGGTCCACCCCGGACGGCTCGTCCGGCTTGTCGATCACATACACGCCCAGGTTCCAGCGGGTCGTGATGCCCGCCGCGGTCAGCAGCGCGTAGACGCGGACCCGGTCCACACCCCAGCGCAGCCGCCGCGAGATCCGCAGCCGCACCGCGCCATGCACATCGACCGTCATATTCCGCGACACCGTCAGCGACTCGACATCATCGGAGATGTCCTCGATCACCGTCAGATCCGGGCGCACCAGCTCCACACCGAACCGGATCGAGGTGCCGTCCGTGAGCAGCTGCCTGCGCACCGCGGCAGCGTCGTAGCCGTCGCGGGCCAGCGGCTGCATCAGACCGCCTCCGAATGCGAGACCTCGAGCACGGTGAAGCTGATCCTCCACCGGTCATTCATGGCGTACGGCTCCTCGGACACCGTCGTGTAGGCGCCGAACATGCGGGCCCGGATGAACCGGCCCCGGAAACACAGATGCACCCCGACGTGGGCGTCGATCCAGTCCGCCTCCGCGGCGGTGGCCAGCGTGCAGTTCACCGTGAACGAGCGCTTCTTACCCGGGCGGCGGAAGATCCGAAGCCGCCCCGACTCCATCGCCCGCACATCCGCCGGCAGATCCACCGACTTCGGCACCTGATCCAACGTGGCCAGCTCGAGCCGGTCGGCCGGATCGTCCAGCGCGGTCATCCACAACGTGGGCAGCTTGAGGGTGGCGATCACCGCAGCGCCACCGTGCTGCCGCGCCGCTGCAGATCGGTGCGGGCGGCGTCCCACTCCACCAGCTCCACCCGGGCGGTACGCGCCATAGCGTCGGTGATCTCGCCGTCCCCGGCCAGGATCACCTTCGCGATGTACGCGGTCGGAGCGCTCGTGCTCGCCGCGCTGGCCTGTCCGACGTTGATGCCGCCGGGGCCGCCGGTGAGGATGCCGCGCATGCCCGCTATCGCGTCCTGGAGCGCCGGCGACCGGCGGCGCATGCCGGCGATCACCCCGTCCACGACCGGCACGCCGACCTCGCGGTTCATCACCCCGGACGGCGAGTTGATATCCAGCGTCTTCTTGAACGCCGCGGTCATCGACTTGCCGAGCTCCTCCATCTTCGAGACCAGCGCCGCCTTGCGGGAGTCAAGGCCGGCGATCACCCCGTCCGCCGCCGAGACGCCTTGCCGCTTCATCTCGTCGGCGGTCAGGATCTCCACACCGCCGGACAGGTTCGCGATCGTGTCCTGTAGCTGCTGCTGCTCCGAGATCAGACCATCGACCACTGCCTGCGCGGCGTTGATCCCCGACCGGTACATCCACTCCGCAGACAGCGAGCCCATCTTCGTGCCCGTGCCGAACACCGCCGACTGCAGCGCGTTGATCTTCCGCAGCTCCGCGTCGGTCGCCGACGCCAGCGACGACGCCTGCGCGGCCGCGGCCGGGCCGGCGTCCATCATCTGCTGCCAGGTCGCCTGATTCAGACCGGAGGTGCGCAGCTTCTCCATGTCCTTCGAGAACTGCTCCTCGACGCGCAGCCGGTCCTCGAGCTGATTGATGATGCCCTCGGCGGACACCGCCATGCCCCAGCCGTCCGTGCCCTGCACCGAGGTCACCGACGCGAACTTCACCCAGGTCTGCGTCACCGCATCGACCCGCTGCCGGTACTGCTCCATCACGGCGTTGAGCGCCGACTGGGCCTGCTCCAGCTCCTTCGTCACCTCGGTACGGCGGGTCATCGCCGTCGCCAGATACGTCTCCAGCGCCCCGACCCGGGACAGCGTCGCCGACGAAGCGCCCGCCGCCCGCATGTCCTTCTCCAGCTGCTGCATCTCGCGGTGCATCGCATCCACACTGTCGGTGAGCGACGCCTCGAAATTGTCGATATCCGCGGTGAGGATCTTCAACCGCAACGATCCGAGCTGCCGCTGCGCCTCCGCCCCGAGATCGGCCAGCTCCTTGCGCAGCGCGTCCGCCTTCCGCGGATCCAGACCGTGCGCGAGCGCGTTCTCCAGAGAGCGCTGCGACCGGGCCAGCTGCGACTCGACCCCACGAATGCCGAACTCCGCGACGTCGAACGGCTTCTGCACCGACTTACCGATCCGGTCGAAGGTGCCCTCCACCGTGCGGGCCAGGGCCTCCTGCCGGGTCTGCTCCCGCCGCGCCGCATCATCCGCGCTCTTCTGCGCGTCCTTCTGCGCCTTCTCGGCGGCCTTCTGCGCCGCCGACTTCCCGCCGCCCGACCCGCCGCCCGACCCGCCGCTCGACGTGGACGCAGACGGGGTCACACCCAACGCGATCTTGTTGAACGCCGAGTCCGCCAACGCCGCCCACTCTGACGCCGACTGGCGCGCCATCCGCGGATCCTGCAGCTGCTCCATCAACGACAGCACCCGGGCCAGCACCGGGGTCGCGTTGTCCACCGCGTTCAGGCTGAACGTCTTGTCATCGATCCGGATGCCCTGGATGAACCCCAGCTTGTCCGCGATCGCCTCAGCCGCCGGCACCGACATGCCCATGATCGTGGTGGCCATGGCCACGAACCCGGCGCGCTGCTGATCGGCCGCCGCCCGCGCCGCCGCGACCGCGCCCTCCAGATCGCCAGTGGCCGCGACATGACGGTAGGTGGCCTCCACAGCCGACAGGGCATCATCCCGGTACTGGCCCATCGATGCGGCCAGGTCCCGGCCCGCCGCCGAGGTGAGATCCAGATCGCCCGCCGTGTCGAACAGGGCCTCGCCCGACTTCCGCGACGCCTCCTCGGCGTCACGCATCCCGTCCGCCAGATCCTGCGCCGACGCGTACACATCCGAAACCGCCTGCGAGAACGCCACATCCACGCCCTGCGCCTCGAGAGCCGCCTGCGTGAACGACTTCACCGCGACCGTCGTCTTATCCCACTCCGCGGCCAGAGCCGACGCCCCGGAGCGCTCCTCGTCCTGCCACTGCGCCAGCTGAGACGCGTTCGCCGCCGCCAGCTCAGCCGCCGACGTCCGCTCCACCAGCGCCGCCCGCGCACCGTCCTGCGCATCCCGATACGTGCCCGCGGCGATCGCCGCCTGCACAGTCGAGGCCGCGTTCGCGCCGGTAGCTTCCGCGAGCGTCTTCTGCGAGTCCGACAGATTCGATGACGTGTTCTGCAATGCGTGCATCAACTCGTCGGTCTGCGAAATCGTAGAATTAGTGCCGTTGAACTGCGCGACGACGCTTTCGATTGGACCGCTGCTCAGTGCGGCGGTGCGGTCTTTGAACGCACCGAGCTTGCTCAGAACCGCGTCGAGTTCAGGCCCGCCGGCCTTCACAGCCGACACCATCTCGGTCACGCTCACACCGGCCTGCGTGAACGTGTCCCGGTACTTCGCCAGACTCGCAGCAATTGACGCATCCGAGTTCGCGATCAGCAAGCCGGTATTCTGATCGACCAGCGTGTTGACATCCAGGAGCATTGCGTGCTGCCTATCCCAGGCCGCCGTGAGCTGGTCTACCGCAACAATCGCCGCACCCAAGGCCGCGCCGCGAGACAGTACCCCAGTCAGGCCGCTCAGCCGCGTCTGCGCTGTGGCAGCGGCAGCCCCCATCTGGGAAAGCTCCACGCCCTGGGCGGCCGCGAGGCCGCGCTGCAGCGTCATCTCGTCACGGAACCCGCGCGCCGAGGACGCCAATGACTCGAAGACGCGCGATTGCTGGAACAGCTTGAACCCGGCCAAGGCCGCGACGGCCACCTTCACCGGACCCGGGATCGCATCCACGACGTCGATGACAACGCCGAGCGCGTCAGCGAGAGCGCCGAGGATCGGCACGAGATCCTCAGCGGCGAAGTTCGTCAGATCCGTCACGATCGGCAGCAACTTCTCACCGATCTCTGCCTGCGCATTCTGGAATTGAGCCGTGGCCGACTGCTGCGCGTTCGCCAGCTGGTCGATGTTCTTCACGAAGTCACCCGACGCCCGGGCGCCATCCTGATGGATGATCGCAAGGGTCGCGGCGGCCTTCTCCTGAGCGGTGAGAGCCGAGGCGTTGGTCTTGCCGCTTTCTGCCATCGCCTCCTGCTGCACACGGGCGGCGGAGATGTTCGGGATCACCTTCTGCAGCGCGTCGTACTCGCCGCGCATCGCGCCCGCGATGCGCTCGAGCACATCACCGGTCGTCAGGTTGTTGAAGCTCCCGAGGTCACCGGCGAGCTGCACGACGTCCTTCGACATGTCAACGACCCGGGCGCCAGTGAAGCCGATCTGCGCGAACATGTCACCGAAGGACGAACTCGCCTCGAGAGCGGCCTGCTCCGAGAGCCCCACCGACTTGTACGCGGTTTTGGCCCACGCATCCATCTCGGCGGCGCTTTCGTCGAAGATGACGCCAGACTTACCGACCGACTGCTGCAGATCCGACGCCTGCTGAACCGAGTCCTTCACGAACTTGCCGAACCCGATCGCCGCGAGGGCGCCGGCGGCCATCTGCGCGCCCTTCTGGAACGCCTTGCCCATACGGTCGCCGGACCGCTCCATGTCGCCGGCGAGATCGGTCGCCGAGCGGCCGACTTTGTCGAACACCGGGGAGGCCTTATCGACACCAAAGATGGTCGCCTGCAACGACTTTGTAGCCACAGCTCACCTCCAGATCATCGGGACGGGTTCTTGCCGTAGGCGTCGGCGGCGTAGGCCAGGGCGTGGAAATCGTCCACCGCCATCTCCCACACGTTCATCGGGGTCAGACCCCCGTACAGGTGCAGCAGTGTCGGCAGCCGGGACAGGACAGCTAGTCGGATGTCTGCGAGGAGGGGCCAGCGATCCCCGGCGCCGGCGGCTGCTGCGGGGTGCCGCCGACGGTTGCCGGGCCGCCATCCGCCGGCGGCAGCGTAGGGTCCGCCGCGTCGTCCTCGCCGGGCCGGGCGTCACCCGGGTCAGGCTCCACGCCGAGCCCCTCGAACGGGAAATCCGCGGCCTGCTCCACAGTGAGGACCGAGCCGTCCGGGGCGCGGTCGCCGGCGCGATGCCGGGCCATCCACACCAGCGCCCGGTAGGCCTCCATCAGATCCAGGCTCCGCGACATCGCCACCAGCACCTTGTCATTCGGGATGCCGATCAGCCGGTCCAGCATGCCCAGCCCGGTGTAGACGCGCGCCAGGTCCATGCCGGTGACCCGCTTGAGCTCGATGGTCTCGTTCAAAGTCACCCGGGACAGATCCAGCACCCCGTCCAGCTCGTACGCCCGGTCCGCGCCGCCCTCACCGGTCGGCAGGATCAGCCTCATCTCGTCGCCTCCATCGCCTTATACGCGTCCTCGAGCGCTGACCACACGGCCTCGACCATTTCGTCCTCGTGCCGCTTGATCACCGACCCGAAGAACGGCCGGCCCGTCTGCACCACCCACGTGTCCGCCCCGAACACGCGGTGCCGGAATGACACCTTGTTCTGCAGCCGCAACATCGGCTTGTGACCCTCCGGGATCTTCGCCGCGGTGCCCCGGATCCGCACACCCTGCTGCCGCGTACCGGTGGCCACCGCCGTCGACAAACCCGCCGCGATACCGGCCCGCACACCGGTGCGGCCGCGGCCCGGCCCCGAGGCGACGACCCGTTTCATGTCGTCGATCGTCTCGGCGCCGGCCTGCCGCAGCCGCCGCCGCGTCGCCGTCGCCAGCGACGGCTCGAACGTCTTCATCGCGGCCATGAAGCCGCGGAACATGGCCGGGTCGAACTCGACCCGGAAGTCCGACTCGGCCACGCCCGTCATGCCGCCGCGACGGTGTTCTGCAGCAGCGCGTACGCGAACAGGTCCGCGTCGTCCTCGTACGCCGTGAACGAGAACTGCTGCGTGATCAACTCGCCCTTGTTCGAATTGGGCAGGTTCGAGTCCAGCGCGATCTTCGGCAGCACCAGCTGCAGCGCCTCATCCGTGCCGCCGGCGACCTCGAGGAGCAGCGCCAGCCCGGTGCCCGCCAGGGACGCGTCCCGCAGCGTCACCGCGTCGAACTCGGCGGTGAACTGGCCGGTGATCTTCCGCCGGCCGTACGGCGGCGCCGACAGGCGGGTGCCGCCCGACCCGAACACCGGCACGTTGTCCGGCAGGCCGTTGTCCAGCGTGATCGTCAGATCCCGCACGTTCGACGCCGCGGTGCCCCCAGTGGCCTTCGCCGTCGTCGTGGGCGGCACCACGGTGCCGCCGATCGCCAGCGACGCCGAGAAGAACGTCAGCAGCGTCGAATCGGCCGTGTAGGCGGGGGTGACGAACGCCGGCGCGGTGTCCATGTCCTTGCCCACCCACGACGAGGTGAGCTTCACGAACTCGCCGTTCGACGCGTCGAGCTTCAACTGGTTGCACATCATGCCCGTGAAGGTGTGCGACGCGATCGTGGCCGCGGACGAGCCGATCGGCACACCCATCTGGATCGTGTACGACGGCGGCAGCCCGCCTGCCGCGCACGTCGCCAGATGGAAGTACGGGCCCGGCGCGGACCCGCCCGTTTCGATCGCGCCGAACGCCGCCTCCAGGAGGATGCGGGTATCGACCGAGTCCGCCTCCAGCTCGATGTCACCCGACACGGTCAGGCTGCCCGGCACCCGGCCGGAAAAGCCCGGCCCGACCCGGCCTACCTTCATGCCCTCCGACTGCAGATAGTTGATCTGCTTCTGCAGCGGCGCCGCGGTGAACACCAGGTGCCGATCTACGGTCACGGCGGTGCCGTAGACCGTTTCCTTCTTGATGCCGATCGAGCAATCCGATGGCGCGAATGTCGTCATTGCTTCCCCTTCTTTCCGGTCTTGGTCGCCGACTGGTCGGCCGGCGGATCAGCCGCGGCGTCACCGTCGGATGTCGCCGGCGGATCCGCCGGCACCTGCTGAAAGTTCGGGTTGCTCGAAAGCCAGCCCGCCTCGACGTCGCTGACCTCGACCGTGGCCCCGGCCGGGAACACCCGGCCCGCCACATCCAGGGCACGCCCCGACACATTGCGCATCAACATTTCGCGACTCCTAGTTCCTCACACGGTTTTTCGCTTCGAAAGTGGCCAGCACCTCAACAGTGCGTCCCTGCCCGGTGTCATCCGAGAACGGCGCCGAATCCAGCTCGTGCCCGGTCAAAAGGCAGCTCTGCACCAGGCCGCCGAGCGTCTGATCCACCATGCGGGTGTGATGCTCGACCGCGTCCAGCAGCTCGTAGGCGCGGGCCGACGCGATCTCCTCCTGCTCCTGACCACCCGGCCGGAACACCGAGATCAACACCTCAACCGTGATCGTCTCGACGCGTTGCCGCTGCGGGCCCATCGGGCCCGGCTCCAGGCCCACCACCACCCGGCCCACCGAGACGATGTCCGCCGAGGTCTGGGGCCACGGATAGCCCACCTCGACCTGCACCGCGGTGTCAGCGATCGCCGTGACCATCATCGACTTGAACGCCGTACGGACCGCGCCGGCCGCGGTGGCCATCAGGCGAACCCCGGCAACCGCGGCGTGGCCTGCAGCAGCTCCGCCACGGCGTTCGGCACCGCGAACCCGGCCGGCGTGTACACCACGTCGCCGCCGCCCTGATCGAACCGCGGCCGCGGCCCCTGCCGGGTGCGCCACAGATGCGCGAAAAGCATTGACGCGGCCAGCTTCTGATTCCCCGGCACGGCGGTCACACCCACCGTCACCGTCGCCACGATGTTGCGGCGGCCGGGCAGCCATGCCCGCGGCCACGTCGAGGAGCCGCGGTAGATGATGCCCAGCTCGCCCGCCGGCACAAAGTCGCCCGCCGACAGGGTCGCGCCGGACTCGACGATCGACACCACCGCGGCGAACGGCCACGGCAACAGGATCGCCTCGCGCCCACCATCGGCCGTCTTAGACCGATCGAGCTGCGCCACCGGGCGCGACAGGTCCTCGATCACCGGCACCACCGCGTCGATGTAGCGCTGAACCAGCTCGTCGTTGGCCAGCTCACCGACAGACGTGCCCGCCGATGCTGCCGCCTCACGTGCCTCCGTGAGCGACAGCAGCACCGGCGTTGGCGTCGTCATCGTCAGTCGCCGGCCGTGCCGTCACCGGCGCCGTCAGAGCCGTCGTCAGCCCCGCCGGCGTCGTCGCCCGCGGGCGTGTCGGCCGGCGCGGCGGCGCCCTTGCCGCCCTTGCCGCCCTTGCCCTTGGCCGCGCGCGTGGCCTTGCTCACATCGAGCAACGCCTCGGTGCGCTTGATCTCCGCCTGCACCTCCGCGAGGCGGTCCTTGCGGCCGGCGTCCTTGTAGGCCTGCGCCTCGCGCTGCAGCCCCTCGAGGTACTCGGCTTGGGTCTTGCGTGCCGCGGCCGCGGCCGCGCTTTCGGTGTTCGACATAGAAACCTCCAGTTGTCGATGAATGGGGAGCGGGGGAGCGGCCCCCGGGCGCGACCGTCACGAGTCGCGCCCGGGAACCACGAACGGTCAGCCGAAGGTCGGCGTGACCAAACCGGTGCCGGTGATCTTGCGGTGCACGGCCTTCGACGAGTCCTGCACCCGATCGAAGATCGCCGCGAAATACCCGTAGAGCACCAGGTCCACGCCGAGCTTCTTTGCCTGCGTCTGCTCCGCGCGGATGAACATCGGCGCCTTCGGGTCCTCCCACAGGTGCGCCTCCTGCCGGGCCACCAGGTACACCTCGTCCTGGTTGGTGCCCGTGCCGAGGTTGGTCACCACATGGTTATCGGTGACCACGGCGCCGCCGTCGGGCAGATGCCCGCGCACCCCCGCCGGGTAGGCGGCGGCCGCGTCCGTGCCCGCCGCCTGCCCGGGCACGCCCTGGTTGATGAACGGCCACGCCGTGGTGGTCTGAGCCTTGAGCCATGCCCAGCGACGCCCGTGCATCAGGGTGAGGAGGTCGCCCTCGTCGAGATCCAGCAGCGCGGACTCCACACCGGATGCCGCCTCCTGCACCTTCGAGTACAGCTTCGCAGCCGTCGGCGCCGCCTCCGTCCACGTCGCCACCGTCGCCACCGCCGCCAGGCCCCACGTCGCCGAGTTGAGGAGCTTGTCGTCCAGCTTCGAGTTGTACGACTTCATCAGGTCCTCGAAGACGATGTCCTCGGTGCCGAGGGAACGCTCCACCGCCTGACGCGAGATCGTCTGTGCGCCGGCGTTCGTGCGCACCGACACCGAGATCATCTCGTCGTCGTAGTCGGTCTCGGACACCGCCGACAGCTCCGACGTCTGCTCGTCGGCCGACGTCGAGGTGGTCTGCCGCGGGATGTAGACGGTCATGCCGGTGGCCGGCAGGTCGTGGTGCCGGCACTGGTCGGCGAACTTCCGGCCCGCCTGAGCCTTCGGCGCGTACAGATCGACCAGGTACTGCGGCACGACCAGGCCGGGCGCGCCCGATGTGGTCACACCCGTGGCCGCCCGCACCAGCTGGTCGCCGCGCAGGGACCGCTCTTCCCGCTCGTGCTGGTAGAGCCGCTCGCGTGCCTGCCGGTTGCCCAGGAAATCGGCCGCCACGTCGGACAGGAACCGAACGCCCTTCGGGTCGGACTGCTCCGTGTAGGTGCGGGCCTCCGACACCACGACAGCGCCGCCTCGGGGCAGGACCTCACGGGTCTGCTGCTGGGCCGCCTCGTCGGCGCGCTGCGCCGCTTCCTCGGTCTCCATCGGCGCCAGACGCGCGTCCAGGGCGGCGATCTCGCCGTCGAGGCGGGCCCGCTCGGTGTTCGCCGCCTCGGAGCGCTCCGACTCGGCCTCGGTCGGGTTACGCTGTCCGTCCGCGTCGCAGGCCGCCAGCACCTCCCGGATGATCGTTGACTGCGCGGCACGCTGGGTCACCAGCGCCGCACGCTCGGCGCGCAGCCGCGCCAGCACCTCTTCGAACTTCATGGCATTTCCCTTCTGAGTGGATGATCGGATTGCGCCGGACATACAGACGGGTCGCCGGCCCGGGCCTTGGCGCGGGGCGGACGGACGCGAATCGTCGCGGCAGGGGATCGGTCAGAGTGCGTGCGCCAGCAACTGCAGGCGACGGCGCCGGCCGAAGTCTTCCGGCGCCGCACGCAGCGCCGCCGAGGTGTAGGGGTTCGCGCCGTAGCCGACGATCGCCACATCGCCGCGATGCAGATCGACCTCGTCGATGCGGTACTCCGTGTAGTCCGGGGACCACTGGCCGCGCACGATGCGGAACGCGAACGACATCTCGTCGTACAGGCCGGCGCGGAGCTTCGGCGCCGCGTAGGCGACATCCGCGTCGGCCGGGTCGAGATCCGGGGCCAGCACATGCAGGCCCTCGTCGATCTCCTCGAGCTGCAGCGTGCCAGTCAACGTGCGGGCGATCCGCCGCATCTGGTCATGCCCCAGGACCAGGGGAACGTCAAGATCTACCCGGGCCAGGGTGCGCGCGAACGCCCCGGCGGAGATGATCTCCGTGTACGGGCCGAAGAAATCCCACATCTCGTAGCCGCGTTCCGTCGCCGACGCGATCCCGTCGAACGTCAGATGCCCATCAGTGGCCGCCTCGCGCAGCTCCACGCTCGCCAGGTGCGCCGACGCCCGGGCCAGCGACCCGGCCGGCTCCGCCATGCGACGCTGCCGCGGCCGATCCGCCCGCTGCGCAGTCTCCGCGCTCCGCAGCTGCGCGGCCTCCGAAATCGTCCTCACGCTCACGATGTACCTCCCGGCTCGAATGACGGACCCGGCAGCGCCAGGGACGCGCCGAACTGCTCATTGACGATCTGCCGCGCCTCGTCCGACGTGATGACCTTGCCGACAGACAGGTAGATCTGCTGCAGCGCCCGGGCAAGATCGGCCTGCGCCGGCGCCGGCGACAGGCGATCGAACTCCGCCAGCTGCGCCTCGGTCAGCGGCGGCAGATTCCACAGGTCACGAATCTCGGACGGGGCGCGCAGCCGATCCCGCACCTGCTGGCCGAACATCGCCGACACCGTCTGCGGGTCCATCCGCAGCAGCGCATCCGAGTTCAGCTTCACGTACTGCGGATCACGGATCATGCCGTGCGTCAGCGCCTCTTCACGCCGGGCGATCGCGGGCCCGAAGTTCATGATCAGGAACTGCAGGTTCCGTTGCACGATGTTCGCGTACGTCACCGACGAGCCGCCCGACACCATGGCGTCGATCAGGTCCGCCGGGCAGCTCATGTACCGGGCGATGTCCGGCAGGGTCGCCTGCTGCGCCGCCAGGAACTGCGTGTCCGCCTTCTGCGCGGTCATCGGCGAGAACTCCCACGCCTTACCCGCCACCCAGATATCGCCGCCGGACACCGCAGCCCGATACGACTCCTTCGCGTCCAGCGCCTCGGCACGGGTCAGGTCCTTGGAGTTGTTCCGCAAGATCCCGGACGGCACCGCCGAGTTCGTGTACCAGCCGACCGTGAACTCCTGCGCCGACGTTGCCTGCGAGATCGCCAGAGCCGCATACGCGATCGGAGACAGCCCAACGGCCAAACCGGCCACCGTGTACTGCTTCTCGTGCCAGATCTCATCACGGTTGTACTTCGTGCCGCCGTACCAGTAGGTCACGACACGGTCCTTGTCCTGGCGAACCGTCACGTCCCGCGCCGGGATCAGATCCACCCGCGCCGGCCGGTTCGCGGCGTCCCGCGCGGTGATGATGCCGAACGTGTTCCCGAACGTGTCGAGGTCCTGCTGCGTCGAGTACATCCACTCCATGTAGCGCACGTCCGAGCCGCCCGGCTCGGTCAAAACCTTCGGCCGCGGCCGCTCGTACTGCACGCCGTTAACCCGCACGAACACGTCGAGCGGCAGCGTCGAGAGAAGATCGGCGCGCAGCCGTGTGCACGCCCACACTGCCGAGTTCCGGCGCGCGTCCTCCACGGTCGGCGCGGGGATCGACAGGCGAGATGTGCGCGGCGGGATCAGCTGCGACTTGGCGTCACGCCGCTCGCGTGCGAACAGAAGGCTCACCGGCGGCGACCGCCCCGGCGCGCCAGCGCCCACGACACCGCCAGCAACGCCGCCCCCAGAACGACGAGACCGAGACGCCAGTCCACGACCGCGGCCGCCGCCACGATCGCAGCCAGCCCGGCCGATTCGAGAATCGTTGTAATGACGTCCATTCCGCCTCCGATCAGAAGTAGAAGTCCGGCTCGGCGTCGTCGCCGTCGCTGCCCAGGCCCCAGCGGGCGCCGGTCACCGATACCAGCGGGCAGATGTCGGTGTCGCCGCGGCGGTTCCACGTCCACCCGGTGTCCGTCTCGCGCTTCGTGGCTCCCGCCACCGCGATGTTCAGAGCCGCCTGGTCGATGTGGCGCACCCGCTCCGGCACCCGGTCGTACAGCTGAGCGCACGCCGTGCGCATGTCACCGGACGACATCACCAAGCACTCGAGGCCCTCGTCCTCGAGGTCGGGCCGCAACTCCGCCGCGGCGCCGTTCGTCAGAATGATCGGCCCGGCCAGCGGCCGGGTCGCCTTCAACTGATGCAGCCGGCCCAGCAGAGCCGAGGTGCGGAACCGATCGTGGTAGACGACCTCGATGTGCTCCAGGCCGTCGGCGCGCAGCCCGGCCGCGCCAATCGCAGCACGCGACCGATCCGGGGTGAGGTCCACCGCCAGCCAGCGCGGCACGTCCGGCGGGATCACCGACGCCGGGTCAGCCGCGGCCATCCAGTCCTCCACGGCGATCACCTGCACAATCGACACACCGTCGCGCCACTGGTTGAGAAACGCCCTGCGGAACTCGTCCTCGTTGTCGTCCTTCATCCCATCCCACGTCGCTGCGACCGCATCGAGCGTGACGGTGTAACCGATCGCCGGCATGCATGCGAGCCAAGTCTTCGGGTCCGAAGGATCGGCGTCGTCCGGGGCAGACCACTCGAAGTAGGCCACCCTGCCGGGCTGCCCGTCGATCGACCTGGCGCGGCCGCGAGTCACCTTCGGCTTGAGGTAGGTACTGCGCCGGTTGCCGGCGGTGGACACGACCCACAGCTGCGGTTCCGGCCGCGTGATCATCGCCGGGCGGAACGCCTGCTCCTTCGTAGCGTCGACCTCGTACCAAGCCTCGTCCGTGAACGCGAGGTCCAGAGTCGCGCCGTGCCCGGCCGCATCATTGCCGGCGTCGATGCCGTACCGCGACCCGTTGGCCCAATACAGCGCCTCGGAGTCGTTCGAATAGCGGACGCCACGGATCAGCCGGCCGAACGGCGACTTCTGCAACGCCGGCACATGCTCGTCGGCCCACTTCGCTCGCGCCTTGCCGCGGGTCTGCGCCGTGTACACGATGTTCTGCGGACCGCCGAACCCGAACGCCCGATGCGTCGAAACACCAAGCTCCAACGTCGTCTTACCCGACTGGCGCGGCGTCAGGAGATCAATCTCCGAGTAGTACAGCCGGCCCGTGGCCGGGTCGATCTCGCCGGCCACGTCCGCGACCAGCTGCTGCCACGGCATGAACGGCGTACCGAGCGCGCCACCGGCCACCGCGATCTTCGGCCCGATCGTCTCCCGCGTGGGGTCCCGGCGCGTCGCGAACCGCGGCGGACACGCCAGCGCCGGCCTAGGCACGCTTCATGGCGGCGAGCAGCTGCGACAGCTCGTCGTCCGTCTTCGCAGACAGCTTCCGAATCTCCGACAGCGTCGCCACCAGCTGCCGGGCCGCCCCGGCCACCGACGTGCCGGCCGCCTCATCGATCTCCTGCGCCAGCGCCACGGCCACCGCGGCCAGAGGCGGCACACCCCGCGAACCCTCGTGCAACTCCAGCTCGGCGATAACCGCCGCCTCGACCTGCCCGGGTTCCTTGCCTGTCCCGCCTTCGGCCTCCGCTGTCGCATCCGCCGGCGGTTCCGTCACGCTTACGGGCGGTGTTGTCTCGCTCGCCGCCGTGCCTGTATCGGGCTCCATCGCGGCGGACGCGTCGCGCGCACGCTTCCGGGCACGCTCCTCGGCGCGCTGCGCGGACTTCGCACGGGTGCACTTCCGGCACCGACAGCCCTTCCGATACCCGCCCGGCGTGCCGTGGTGGATCTCGGACGCACGCCGCGAGACGGTGCGGCCGGCCGGCAATTCAGCATCGGTCACGTCGGCACCTCCTGAACACCCCTCAGACGGTGTGTTTCCGCAGGTGGTGGGTCCCAACTCGTACAGCCGTGGGGACAAAAAATTGGCAGACGCGGGGTGAAGCGTCCTCGCAGGTCACCAAAAAACCGCAGGTCACAGCGCTGCCGCGAGTGCGACTGCGAGTTGTCCCTACTGTTCTGTCACCAGTTCTCGGAGCGCACCAGGCGGCGCCTGGTCACGTTCGCCGACCGCGAGCTGTTGCACCCGAGATGCGCCGGCACCCAGTTCGACATGTCCCTCGGATCCGCGCCGACACCGACCTCGATGCGGTGATCCACGGTCGGCGACAGCCGGTGACGCACCAGGTCGAAGCGCAGCGCGCCGCCGCACCAGAAGCAATGCGTGAAGTTGCGCAGGAACTCGCGACGGTCACGCCGGTATTCGTAGGTCACCAGATCGGGGCGACGACCAGCCATGCCGACCACCCGCCGATCCCGGCCGGTCCTCCGCCTGTGGGCTGACGCCCGGCCTACAGCGCGCGCTGCCGAGGACGGCGCTGCGACCAGGAGACGGAGAACCGGTGGCCTGTACATCGGCCTACCCGGAAGATGCGAAACGCCCCGGTGATCACCGAGGCGTTCGGGAATTGGACCCACTCATTCCCACTAGATGGCAACTTACGCAGAATTGTCAAGGATGTCCAGCATCGCGCCGTGACACGCGCGGCGTGTCACGGCCGGGAGCGAACCCGAACGCTAGCGTCGCCGCGGTCGTGGAGCCGGCAGCACGCCGCCACGGCTGCGGACCACCACACCGGTGATGCTCACGCCACCGATCGACATCCGCCCGAACCTGGGCGGCATCGTCGTCCTCCACCTTGATCTGCGCGCCGCACGCGCATGTCTCCTCGAGCTTCACCGCCGGCGCTTCCGCTCCCGGGCCCGGGCCAGCTCGAGCACCTCGCCGAGACGCCACAGCGGTGACCCGTCCGGCCCGATACCGCGCTGCGCCAGCCGGCCGCGGCGCACCCAGCCGGCCCACACCTTGTCATTGATCACGTACCCGTACGAGATCGGCAGCGCGTCGAGGATGTCATCCCGGGTCGCCAGGCCCGCGGCCGCCTCGTCCAGCAGCGCCGCCCGCCGAGCCGGCGCATCCTCCACGACCCGCTCGCACTTCTGGCACAGCGCCGAGCCCGCGCCGCCCCGGGCGAACAGAGCGCCGCCGCACACCTCGCACTGCCCGGCATAGGCGACGGACGCCGACGGATCCAGCACACCGCGGCCGCGACGCACCGCCGCGGTGATGTCGTGCCGGATCCCGCGGGCCCGGGGATGCCGACGCACCCGGTCGAGCCGGGCCAGCAACCACGCCGCCATCGCCGCGAGCTGCGTCGCCTCACCGCCTCGATCGTCCGGCCAGCCGTCACCCTCGCCGAGATCCAACACCGCCAGCGCCAGCGCGGCCCGCAGACCGTCCAGCGCACGCCGAGCCGACGCGTCGAACAGCAGCGGGCCGGACGCTCCACGGCCGCCGTTGCCGGTGCCGGACTGGCCCAGGCGGGCGAGCTGATCCTCGAGCTGCGCCGCCAGGCCGGGCACCGCATCCTGCTCCCACGGCAACACCCCAGCCGCCGGCGCCCGGGGCACGAGCTGCTCCAGGGCCTCACGTAGATCCAGAGTGCAGGGCGGGCACAGCAGCGCATCACTGGACTTCTCACCACACCCGGGGCAGACACAGGCAGGCCTGACAACGCGACTCACGCTGATCTCCTGCGTCCACGGCGCCGTGAGCGGCGGCCGCCTGCCCGTGCCGTCCCGGCCTGTCCCGGCCCATCCCGGCCCGTACCTACCAGTCCAGACCTGTCCTGACCCGACCCGGGCCCGTCCCGACCCGACCCGGTAAATCTGGATCCTGCACCCCTCGGATCGACCGGAAATCTGTCGATCGGCGGCGCCGGCGTGGCCGGCGTCGCTGTGCGCGTTCCCCGGCCGGTGGCCGGGCCGCTGCTGTGTTCATCGCCTTCACCCGTGTGCGGGTGGTCGTGCGTGCGCGTTCCCCGGCTGGCTGCCGGGCCGCTGCTGTTCGCGTTCACCGACTGGCTGCCGGCCCGCTGATCCCGGGCGACCACAACAGTGATGCCCAGGTGTTTCGCGATGAACTCCGCCGACGCTGGTGAGTAGTGCGGCGGGGATGGGGGAGTGAGGAGGGGACGGTCCCAAGTCTCGGCGGCCTGCCGAGACGAGTTGCACGAGCGGCAGGCGACCACCAGGGTCTCCGCGGTCGCCTTCTGGTCCGTCTTCGTGACCGGGTTCAGATGGTCATAGGTGCCTGATCGGGCGCTCTTGCGGTCGCCCGGGCCCCACCAAGTGACCACGCCGCACCAGCGGCACTGGTCGCCGTCACGCATGCGCACGACGGCGGTCACCAGCGGGTTGGTGTTGTCGTTCTTGCGCTGCCTCTCCGCGGCGATCTCCGCCGCCAGACGCATGTGCATGAACTCCGGGTCGGCGATCAGCTCCAGGTGTGTGAAGCCGCCGATGTCCTTCTCGCCGACGATCAGGCCGGTGGTCTTCCCGATCCTGATCAGCTCCGTGGTGCGGGCGCCGCCCATCAGGCTCGCCGTGCCGGGGTCCACCAGGTAGTCGGTGGTGAACGCGGCCGACTGCAGCATGCAGCGAGCCAGCCAACCGAAGAGCTCGTTCACCGTGCGGTCGTCGCCCAGCACCAGCGCCTTCATGACGGCGGGGTACAGGGCGGCGTTATCGCCGGTCTTCAGCCACGGCACGGACAGTGAGCCTTTCGATCAGGAGGCGGCAGAGACGGCGGGCGGGCCTACGGCGGCCGGTCCACCCGATCGCCCGGCCACGGGATGACGGGCGCCACGGCCGCGCGCTTCAGCACCGGGATCACGCGCTCGCCGAGCGCCAGTCGCTCGACGTACATGCCGCGGCGCGCCGCGTACTCCGTCGCCTCGTCACGCGCGGCGAACAGCACCAGCCGGCTACGCTCGCGCGCACCTTCCCGGAACCCTGAGTGCGCCGCCCAGACGGCCACCGGCGCTTCCGGCTCGTCATCACCGACCCTCGCTCGCCACGCCTCGGCGAGCGCGTCCACGGCGCGCACAGCGCCGATACCAGCCAGCGCGGCCACGATCCACGCCGCGGCCCTCACTGGTTACGCTCCCGAAAATCGGGCCACACCATGAGCGCCGCCTCGGAGACGATCGTGGCGGCCCGGGAGGCGCCCAGCGCCTCGCGCTGCTCCTGCGTCGGCTCGCCGAACTTGCGCCAGCCGAGGGTGTCGCGCACCTCGTCGATCGCGACCAGCACGGCACGCACCGCGTCCTCCACGTCGCCGGCCGCGTCGGCCTGGCGCAGCGCGCCGGCGAGTGATCTGCGGGCAGTGGTCATCGTCATCACCAAACACCCCGCGCGGAGTGACCGTCGGTCGGGTCGAAGGCCGTCGCCCACATGATGGCGATGCGAAGGCCCCCGTCCGGATCGGCTCCGAGCATGCGCATGCGCGTCGCATATCTGTCGTACTTGGCTGCGCGCTCGAACGCATCACGGTCGATCAGAATGAGGAGCCGCGGCTGCAACCAATTGCGTATCCGCCGAATCACCGAGGATCGCCGCCGTTCGCCAGTTCCAGCAGCACGTCGGCGTGGCAGGGCATGTCGAGATCGCACCAGCAGGCCAAGTCACGGCCAGCGAGCTCGGTGCGGATCCGATCCAGCAATGGATAGGTCCACTTGGCGCGGCCACGATGGCCGTCGGCGTACCGCCAGTTCGGGTACTCCAGATAGCCGCGCCGCGCCAGCACCTCGAAGTCCCGGACGACTAGTGTCGCTACCTGCCGCTCATCCAGCGACGGATACTGCCCGGCGACGTCGGACAGCGAGATCGGGTTGCCGTACAGCGTGCGCCGGTCCACGATCACGGCGTCGGGATGCTCGGCGCGCCACGGCTGGGTGCGCGTCATCTGAATGCGTTGAGGCATCACGCGTCACCGCCAGTCCTTGGCCGGCGGCGTCGGGATTGTCACCGATCGTCGATGCCGCGCGCGCCACGGGGTGCGCACGGGATCCGGCGCAGGCTCGTAGATGATCACGGGCTTGCGCGCCTCGGCCGCCGCGCGATCGATCGCCTCAATCACGCCGCCGACTGTCACGCCGCGTATGAGCACGGTCTGTCCGGACCGCAGGAACACGGCGATGTGGTCCTCGTGGTGCTGTTGCACGGCGGCGATGTCGGCCGGGGCCACCCATGCGCTTCCGATGCGGATCACAGGGGCACCTCCGCGTCGCGGAGCCGGCACCAGTGCGCTGGTGCGCGGGTGAGGACCTCGCGGGACTCCCGGTTACAGCACGGCTCGCCGATGGGGGCGTGGCAGTACTCGCAGGGCACCGAGGTGGCCAGGAGTCGCTGTTCTCTCATCTCCGCCCGGATCCGGCCCGGGCCCACCGCGTAGACGGTCATGACGCGGCCCGGTGCAGCTTGACGTGATCGAACGCCGCGGCGATAGCCGCCGGCCACAGGTCGAAGGACGACACGTCCCGGTCGCACGCGGTGCAGATGACGGCCCAGTCGCCGATGTCTCGGCGGACCTCGACGTGTCCGGCGGCGCGTATGCGGCGGCGCCGGGCGCGGGCCCGCCAGATCGCCTGCTGCCTTTTCATCGCCGCCCGGCACGGGTCGCAGATCGGTTCGCCGCGCCGCTTGTGCCGGTTGAACCCGGTGTAGGTGCCGCACTCCGCCCGGGAGCGCCGTTTCAACACAGTCGGCCGCGGCGGCGCCGGCGGCGCTGCCGGCGTGACGGTCGCCCGGGTGGGTTGGGCCGTCCGGGCCGGCGGGGACGCCGGGACGGGCAGCAGCTTGAGCCGGCCCTCGGCGAGATCGTCGAGGACCCGCTCCACCCGGGACACCCCGACGCCGAGCCGGGCCGCGACGTCGATCGCGTCCAGGCCCACGTCCAGCAGCCGCGCGATCGCGGCCGTCGTCTCAGTCCTCGTCGGTGTCATCGCCCGGCCCGTCGTCATCGTCCGGCTCCTCGCCGTCTTCGTCGTCGTCCTCGTCCTCGTCTTCGTCGTCGTCTTCGTCGTCGCCGTCGTCGCCGGCGGCGCGCTCGGCGAGCTCGGCACGCACCTGCGCGATCCACTCCTGCTCCACCTCGGAGAGGCTGTAGCCGAGGGACGCGAGGTGCTCGAGGTAGGCGACCGCGATCGCCGAGCCGGCGCCGCGGATGATGCGGATCTCGATCCGGGCGGCGCACGACGCCCACAGGATCGCCGTGTGCCGGGTCGGCGGCTGCGCCCACACAAACTCGCGCACCGCCTGCGCCGACGGCTCGACGGTCAGGCCCAGGATCGGGGCGAGCTGCTGGCAGTCGTCCCAGTACGGTTCCGCGACCGACCGGTACGACTCCGCGTCCCGGCGGGCCGCCCGGGCCAGCGCCCACTCGAGGACCTCCCGCGGCTGGTCCTTCCGCGCCACCACGCTGCGCAGGAACTCAACGCGCACCTGCCGGGCGGTCGCCCACCGGGCGGCGAACTCATCCTCGGCGGCCTGCTCCGCCTCGCGCGCCGCGATATCCTCCGCGGACATGTCCGGGTCGGTGCCGATCGTGTTCACGTGCCCGTTGGCTTCCCAGTCGAGGCACACGTATTTCTTCTCGACCTTCGGCTCGGAGCTGTACCGGTTCACCGACAGGTACACGGCGTCGCCCGGGCAGCGGCGGTGCGTCAGCGCGGTGATCTTCTTCCCCTGCGGGGAGCGCAGGTCCTCCAGCAGCGCCGGCCGCTCCGTCGAGTCCCATCTCGAGGTGCGCGGCCTCTTTGTCGTCACGGTGAGCCCGGCGTCTTTCGCCTCCTGGCGGGCGGCGGCCATCACCTCGGCGGTCTTGCGTTCGCGGCGCAGATCCGCGACCTCGTACTCCGTGTGGCCGTTCGTCGTGGCGGCCAGGAGCCGCTTCACCGCGCCGGCGTCGTCCTGGAACTCGACCAGCGCGGCCAGGTCCTCGAGCGTCGCTTCACGCTCGTACGCCTTCTCGGCGAGATCAGTGCGCAGCGTCGCCGCGGCGCGGGCCATCTCGACCCGCTGCACCGGGCGTGCCGTGGCCCGGGCGACCGCCTCCACGTCGATACCGAGATCGAGCATGATCTGCGTCGCCCGCACCTCCTCGGCGACCGTGAACCCGTCACGCACCAGACCGGTCACGGCCATGGTCTGCGCCGTCTGTCGGGCGGAGGCAAGATCCGGGCGCACAATGCACGGCAACACGGCGCCGGCGCGGGTCGCCGCGGCCTGCCGCCGGTTCCCGTCGATCGCCACATGCGTCACACCCGCCGGGAAGGTGTGCCCCTCCACGGTCTCGACCGGGACCACGATCAGGGGCACCAGCACACCCACCTCGGCGATCGACGCCGCCAGGGCGTCCAAGCCCCGGGACGCGTCCCGCACGTTATCCGGGTGCTGCGCCACCACACCCGGATCCAAATCCATCACAACAGCCTCGGCAGCCATCACTACAATTCCTCCACTTTCCTTCACAGACAACAGGTTTCAGCCCACCCGCCGGTTACGAGTGGAGCGGCCATCTCCGTTTCACCGGGGCGATCCGCGGCAGCGGATGCACATCCAGCACCAAGTACTTTTCGAACTCCACATGCAGCGCCGCACCCGCCAGATACGGCGTCTGACAGCAGTCACACCGGCCATCCGCGGCCGCCTTCCGCGACGTGGTCATTGGGTGTCACTCGTCTCGGACGCGGGCGACCAGCCGAGCTCGCGCATCATCTGATGCATCGCCTCGGCGCTGACCCGGTAGACGCCCGGCTCGTCCTGGCGCAGATGGCACCGCTGAGTTGTGCCCGGGTGCGACCAGTAGACGCCGGGTAGCTCGACCGCCTCGAGCGCTGATCCTGAACGCTCGTCCAGGGGAGCGAGATCCAGCATCCACGCCACGATCTCGTCCAGATCGTCAGTGACGAGATTGGCCATCTTCGCCATCAGTTCCGGCTCCTCGCCATCGCGGGTGAGGATCGCCGTGCGCTTGCCGGCCCCGGCGCACCAGCCCAGCTCGAGGTGCGCGGAGCGGCCGGCCGGCAGCAGCAACACACACACATCCGCCCACTGCATCGCCTCGAAATCCGAGCGGAACCCCTCGACCGCGCGCGGATGCTCCAGGGCGGCGACGTACTCATCTGCCGTCCACGACTGCCAATCCGGATCGATCTCCGACCACGCGAACCCGGTCGCGTTCGGCGGGTTCCGGAAGTCGTAGACCTCGTGACCCGCAGACCGCAGATGCGCGACCACCGCCGGCTGGCCCGGGTGCCGCCACGACGACGCCAAATAGATGCGCGCCATCACCGATCACCCGCCTCGAGTGCGAGCAACTGCCGCGGCATCTCGCCGGCCACGATCGCCCGCTCTACCGCCGGCAGGATGTGCTCGGCGACCGTGGCGCCGTCCGGCATCACCGTGTACGGCAGGAACTCCTGCTCGAACGTGGTGATTCCGGTCTCGATCACGTCGAGCTTCGCTTTGATCGCCAGCGTCAGCGATCGCCACCGGCGGCGCACTTCGGCCTCCATCGCCTTCGTTGCTTCCGGCTGCTTGCGGCGTCTCCCGCCAGGCGAGACGGTGAACCCCTCCCAGTCGGTCGGCACCTCCAGGTTGAAGCGGATCGTGCGGCTGTGCGCGATGAACGTGACGAACGCGCTCTCGCCATCCCAGCCGGTCGCGAAGCTCCCCGCGCCGTACTTGCGGATCAGACCGGCTATCTCCATCTGGGAGCGCTCCGGCGTGACCGTGGTGCCCTCTGCGTACGCCATCACGCCACCGCCTCGGCCAGGGCGGTCAGCACAGCGCGGGCCTGACTCGTGAGGAACTCGCGCTCGGCATCGGTGATCGACTGCCACTCGGATTCGGTCACACTGTCCGGCTCGTCGTATTCGGAGGCATGCAGCGCCCGCGCCACAGCCTCCACCTGCCGCGCGTCGTCCGGGTTGGGGCGGACGGTGGCGAGAGTGGCAGACAGCCAGCGGTCGAACGCGGCGCGCGCTTCATCAACCGCTGTCGACTCAGCGATAAGGGCATTGACGTACTGAACGCGCACGTACTCCGTCGGCGGCGTGTAGGTGCTCATGCGGCGGCGCTCCTGTGGCCGGCGGCGCGCAGGGCGCGGTGCCGGCGGCGTAGCTCGCCGTCTTCGTCCGGGATCGGTCCGAGGGGCCGGGCGCCGATCCACCGGGTGCGCTCCATGGCGGTGTTGTGCGCCGTCTGGTAGGCGGCGTAGGTGCCGAGGGCGATCGCGACGACGGCCTGCACCGCGTAGGGGATCGCCGCGGCGATGATCTGCGTGGTGGTCACGACTCGTCACCGCCGTCGAGGTCGATCGTGAGCGTGGTCAGATCGACCGGCGCGTCGGTCTCTTTGGTTTCGGGTGCGCCGGTGTTGGGCGGGTCGGGTGGCAGCTCCGGGAGCACAGAGGACAGGGAGCCGAAGCTATCGAGCCATCCGCGCCGCGACGTGTCCCACCAGTCTTCGTCCGCGCCGGTGACCTGCCGGCACATCAGAGCGCCGACGAACGACTCGCCGCAGGACACCACGACCGCCCGGGCGCCGGCTACTGGTTCGGCGAGTAGCTCCCACTCGAAGGCGCGGGTCGCGGCGGTGAATCGGGCCATGTAGTCGCCGGGCATCGGCAGCTGGGACGCTGGGGCGCGGTTTCGCCACAGGCCGGCCAGGATGGTGGGCACGTCCGGCCAGCGCGGATGCGGGGTCGCGGGCACGATCGTGAGTGACGTGCCCGGAAACAGGCCGCTGACATCTGTTACCGTGAGCGCCTTCTCGGTGACGTCGAGGCGCACGACCGGGTTGTCGTCCTTGTTCGCCGGCCGGAACACCTTCAAAAGCAGCCGGGCCATCTCCGGGTACAGGTCGAAGCAGCCGAGGACTTGCGGGCGGTCCACCAGGTGCACGCCTGCCAGCGCCATGGTGAAGCGGTCGGTTGCGCCGACGTGCACGCCGGCCGCGGTGACGAACACGCGCAGCCGGGCGAGATCCGGCGTCACCTTCGCATCGGCCACGTGCGGCAAAGTTGACAGCAACGCCCCGCGGAGTGATCGGAGTTTCGCCGAGAACTGGAAGTCCACAAGCGTTTTCGTCTTAGCCACGGCTATCGACCACCCATCCGACGATGAACAGGAACAGAGCAAACGACACGATCCCGATACCGACCGAGGCGCCGAGGAACACCGCGAACGGGATCCCGATCGCGAACGTGAGCGCGAACGCCGCGGAGATCAGCACCACGCCGAGGTGCCGGCGCCACGCACGCCGCGCCGGCCGGGGCCAGGCGTCAGCGGTCGGCGGGGTGATGACGATCATGTTGGGCGGCACGTCGAAGATCCGGGCGAGCCGCTCAACGATCAAGGCGTGCTGCGTGCACCACGGGCAGATGCAGCCCGGCCGGTAGTCGTGCCGCTCAAGGAACACACGCCCGGCACGGGTGCGAGGGTGCGGGCTCATCGAGGCTCACCCGCCTCGGCGCGGTAATCCGACACGAGACGGTGCAGCTCGGCGGCGATCGAGTCCACGACCGCGCCGGCCCCGATCATCCGCAACTCGGCGGCGCCCACAGGAAGGCGGCGGATCACGTCGCCGATCAGGTCCGACAGCCCGTAGGCCGCGAGCTGCAGCCGGTGCCAGCGCCCCGCCGGCGTGTCCGGGGCGGGGATCTCCGTGCGCCCCGGCTCCGGTGAGGCGTGACGCGCCGCCGGGCCACGCCCCACCGGGGCCTCGTCCGCGCCCGGTACGCCGGCCCCCGCCGGCACACCATCGGACGGCGCGACGTCCGACAGTTCCTCACCGAACGCGAAAGACTCCAAGGTGCCGTCCGGCACGGCGCGGGGAGAGTCGTCCCGCGCCGTGTCGGAGGCGTCTCCTACAGTCGCCTCATCCCGGGTGTGTCCAGCACCCGGCGCAACCGAAGGAGAGTCACTATGGGTGAAGCCGCGGACATCGCGCGGGGAGCCATGCCCCTCAGCGCCCGGGTCTACAACACCACGCAGCCAGGGCCGCAGACGTACCAAGACCTCGGAAACGCGATCCTTAAGCTCGTCCGGGCGGTCGAGAACCTCGACGAGCGACTCCACCGCATCGAGCGTGTCGTGAGCCGATAGCTGCCGCTCAATCACCGCGGGGCCGTGCAGCACGCACGACGGGTTGTAGACACCGGCCAGCGACAGTGGCTCGAACGTCAGACACGAACAGCGCGGGTCACTCGCCGGCAGATCGACGTCCAGACCTAGGTCGGTCAATGATTCGACCGAGGTGCGAACGACGCCGCGGATCCGGTCAAGCGCGTCGGCCGCGGCGATGAACGTGCGCGCGGCCGGGCCGTGGACGCGCTCCGCCCAGTCCCGCCAATCCATCAGCTCGTCGTCGCCCTCTACGGGCTCGTCCGTGCCGCAGTCGTCGGCGCCCAGCGCCCACGCGAGCCGGCGCCACTCCTGCACGTCGCTCATGCGGACACCGCCCGGGACACGGTCCGGGGCCGGCGGGTCGGCCGCACCCGGGAGCCATCGACCCGGCGCACCGCGGTGCAGCCGAGGCACTTCTCGATCACGGGTGCTCCCGGCCGCCACGGCCGGTGATGCACCCACCGGATCGCCGTGCACGTATCGTCGTGCATCGCCGCCGGGCGCCACACCGGGCCCGTCATCGCGTCACCGCCGGCGCCCACAGCTGCGCGCACTCGGTGACGAACGCGACCACATCGGCGCGGCGCGGCGCGCGCGGCATCTCGCGAACCACGAGGCCGTCTGGGCCGTCGAGCCACGCCTGATAGCCGGTCCAGATGGCGTCGTTCTTCGGCCACCAGGTGTCACGGATCTCGACCCGGAAGTCGCCGGCGCGGACGGTCGCGCCGTAGTTCGCCCGGTTCACGACGTCCACGCTGCCGCGGGGCAGCTCGTGGACTTCGACGACGTGACCGGCAGCGTGCAGCGCCTCGGCCAGCCGATCCCACCGCGGGCTACTCACGACGCCACCGACCGATTCGCTGGTGGTTCGGCGAGTAGTTCCGACGTTGAGATGCCGAGTACTTCCGCGATGGTCGCGAGTTCGCCAGCCGTAATGGGCACTTGCCCCAGTAGCCGCCGCGATACTGCCGCGCCACTCACTCCCAACCGGTCCGCAAGCGCGGCACGCGATACGCGGCGTCTCGCGACCTCCGCGCGGACCTGATCAGCCACGCGCGTCGTGTTCGATGTAACGGAATGCGTTCTCATGTCCGCAACTGTGAACGCTTTCCGTTCACATGTCAAGCCAGACGGAGACTTCTATCCATTCAATTTCTCAAGGTGGGTTCCACTGTCACGCATAGCGTGATAATCTTCGCTCCATGACAGCATCACTGAAGTTGGTCCAGGGCACACCGGGACGGGCAGATGACGTCGCGCGGCGCCTCCGCGAACAGATCGCAGGGCGACGCATTAACGCCTACGAAATTGCACTGCGTCTTGGCGTGTCACACATGTGGATATCGCGGCGCACCACGGGGCAGACGGAACTCAACGTTTCCGACCTCGACCGAATCGAGTACGCGACGGGCATCTCGGCGAACTACCTGTTCACGGGCACCGGCTCGCCTGGAGTGCCGATCGGCCCGGACGGGTGCGCCATCAGGGACTCGAACCCCGAACCCGCTGATTAAGAGTCAGCTGCTCTGCCAATTGAGCTAATGGCGCATGCGCCGGTCGAACGCCCCCGGAGCCTCGTCCACTGTACAGCCTCACCGCTTCCGCCGAGAAACCGGCTGGTCGAGGTGGTCATAGCGCCGCCGGTCCGCACCGCACCGGGTGGGCGATGCTGCGTCGGCCGGTCCCTCATGCGAGGCCATTGTCGCCGGCGGGGATCAATGCGCGGTCGCGCTACTGCGGGTCCTCGATCGCGCGCCGCGGTCGTGCGACACCTGCGCGGGCCTTGCTGAGCAGGTGCCATGCGAGCCCACCGACGATGCACGCGACCGGCAGTTGCATGGACAGCAGCGACAGCACCATCAGTGTGCCGATGGATTCGACCGCGTTCGGGAACGAGGTGGCGGTGAGCGCGCCGTAGGAGACGGAGATCGCCAGCGATGTCACGATCCCCAGGCCGACCCCCACCAGGTATCGCTCCTGATACCCCAGGAAGCGCGGACGAGTGCCACTGCGCAGCCACGCGACGGCTCCGAACACCACCGCGCACACCATGCCGCCCACGGCATGCGCGAGAATCGTCGATCCGATCGTCAGCGACTCGTCGAGTGATTCCGGTCCGAGCAGCAGTAACTCGACCGTCATCTGGACGGTGCTCACCGCTGCGACGATCAGGACGGTGGCCGGGGTCCACCACGCGCGCGCACGGTAGTCGAGGGTGGTGATGGCGGCCTCCGGTATCGAGAAGGGGCGAGTCCGAGGGCCGCGTCATACTCGATCCTGCCGCCCCGGCGAAGCGCCCTCATCGTACTTTGAGGCGGCTGTCAGGGGATCGCCGCACCCAATCGTCCACCGCTGCAACGGGTCTCGATGCCGCCCCGCCGTCGCGCGATGCCGGACATCAGCCGCGAATGCCGAACCCGCCCGTCAGGTCTGCTTCACCACGTCCACCGAGATCGATCGTCGTCAGCACCTCGACCCTCACGCCGTCCGCTGCCGAATGCCCACGTCCTGCGTCCATGGCTGTCCTCCGAACCGAGCCCAACGTCGGATCGTCGAAGGATACGCTCCGCCCGGGAGGCGCCGCCGGATCAATACCTCACGGCGGCATTGTGCCGATCTCGTCATCGGATCGGCGGTGCCGTGTCAACGAAGATCATTCTTATAGCATCTGACCTGCACTTACTCGGGGTGGATGACGGGGCTCGAACCCGCGACAACCGGCACCACAAGCCGGGACTCTACCAACTGAGCTACATCCACCATGGCACGCGAAACAGCACGCGCCGAACCACGAGTCTAGCCGATCGGAGCCAGTGACTGCGCAATCCGCCCAGCCGTGTCGACGCTGGGTCCAGGAGCGGGCACGAACACCGTCGCGCGGTAGTAAGCGAGCTCCTGGATCGACTCTTTGATGTCCGCCAGCGCCCGGTGCGCCATGCCCTTCTCCGGCTGTGACGAATACACCGGCGGGTACCAGCGGCGGGTGAGTTCCTTGATCGTGGAGACGTCGATCATCCGATAGTGCAGGAACGACGAGAACTCCGGCATATCCCGTTCGATGAACCCGCGATCGGTGGCGATCGAGTTGCCGGCAAGCAGCGGCCGGCCGTCCGCCGGGACGTACTGCCGCACATACGCGAGCACAGCGGCCTCCGCGTCGGCCATCGTGATCGTCGAGGTGCGCACCTCGTCGGTGAGCCCCGACTTCGCGTGCATCTTCGCCACCACCTCGGGCATGGACGCCAAGGCCTCGTCGTCGGCGTGGATCACCAGGTCCACGCCCTCGCCGAGTACGTTCAGCTCGCCGTCGGTCACCAGCACGGCGATCTCGATGAGCTTGTCCTTGCCCAGGTCGAGGCCCGTCATCTCGCAGTCGGCCCACACGATGTTTTCTGTCGTCACGAGATATAGCCTAGG